AAATTGTGATGCGTGGAGTAGATCCAGCATTCGTTCCTAAGATTCAAGATATAAGAGCTGTAGCATCTTTCTAATTTCCGCATATGGATTATATTAAAGTAAGTGGACATGATGGTCTTGTAAGAGACCAAAACACTGGTGCCATCATCAATTTGGACGATTCTGCTATTGAGGCAAGACGTAAATCAAAACACCTAGGTTCCGCGTTGGATGACATAAATATGTTGAAGAATGAAATCTCTGAGATTAAATCACTACTTAAAGAGTTAGTAAAAAATGCCAGCAATTAATGTCGCAAAGACCGATACCTTTGAGTCTCAAAGGGTAAAAATTAATCAGATCGCGTCAGCGATTTTTAATGTAACAGCAGGTGGTAGTGATCTATCTACTGGTATATTAAAATTAGGTGATGGAACAAAACCAGCACCGTCTTTAGCTTTCAATAATGAACCTTCTCTAGGTTTTTATAGACCAGCTTCCAAGACTATCTCATTTGTTTCGGGAAGTAAAAATATTTTAGATATTGAGGAAACCTCATTAACTTTATACAAAGACGAAATTATAAGAAAAAAATCTATTCCTACTAGTGCTGGAATTAATCTTACTCGTGGTTCTGGATATGAATTTGGAACATTTATAGCTGTACCTCTATTAGGTGGATCTGGTACTGCTGGTGCAGGTACATTCTTTGTAGATCATTTTAGAGGAACAGAAGGTTCTGGTGCTGGATATCAAGCAGGGTCATTTACAGGTGTTCCTTTACAAGGTGGTAGTGGAAGTGGTGCAACAGTAGACTTTAATGTTACTGGATTAGAAGTTACTGTTACTGATGGTGGTTCAGGTTATACTGACGGTTTCTATTCTGGTGTAGCTGCTTCTAATGTTAGTGGATCTGGAAATGGATCTGGTGCTACTCTTATTGTTGAGGTTACTGGTGGTGAAGTTACTAACGTTTCTGTTGCAGGTAATGGTAATAACCAGTATGAGGCAAACGATGTTATAACAGTTGCTGACGCTCTTCTTGGTGGAGGTGGTGGTAGTGGTCTTGAAGTGACTGTTGATTCAGACGCAGGACTTTTAACTTTTGCATCTATCAGTAAAGAAACAGGATATACAGCTGGTAATGTTTTAACTTTACCAGTATCAGTAGTAAAAAGTAATGTTAATATTGGTGGTACACATATTTCTACTGGATGTACTTTAACTTCTGGTAGCACAACAGTTACTCTAGGTGCATCTACTAACGAAGTTATACCTGGCATGATTCTAGCAGTAGACCAAGGTGGATCTGTAGGAGGATTCGCAGGAGGAGCTACTGTTACTGTTGTTAGTATTACAAATGGAACTACTATAGAGGTAGATACTGCAGCAAACGCTAGTGGAGCAGCAAATATTACGTTTTCTAGTGCCACACCAACCATCCTTACAATTCCTGGTGGAACAGCAGACTTAGTTGTTGGACATGTTATTACTGGAACAAATACTAACGTTGCAGATGGACTTGAAATTATTAATATTATTGATGCAAACACAGTTGAAATTGATGCTGCATCAACAGCTCCTTACTATCAAGCAAATCTAACATTAACACCTAAGTGGGGTGTTGGATCAGTAGCATTCACTTATACTATTGATGTTGTAGGAGCAGTAGAAACTTTATCAATTACAAATGGTGGTACAGGATATGCTATTGGTGATGTATTAACTGTTGCAGCAACTGATCTTGTTAAACCCATTGAGTACTCAGTTGCTTCTGTAGCTGTACAGCACATAACATTAACAGGAACAGTAGCTTCATCTGTCTTTGTTGTTGGTGAAACATGGGAACTTAGTGAAGGTGGAGGAAGTACATTTGAGGTAGGATTTGTTAAATCTACTGGTGGTAATATTGATTATGTTCTGTTACTTGGATCATCCTTTGCTGATGGTGATACTATTAGAAAAGAAGGAACTACTACAGATTATACTATTAATGTTGCTAGATCACCAGAAGGAAAGTTTTACTACGGTCTTGTAGGAAGCACACCATCTTATGCACCAGATGTTACATTCTACGTTGGAGAGAGATATAGATTCCTTCTTGATCCATCAATGTCTAGTCATAATCTCAAGTTTAGTACATTCCCAGATGGAATATGGACTGAGATTGGAGCTATATCTACATCAGTTACCGCTGGAACTGATACTATTAACGTAACAAGCACTACTGGCATTCAAGTTGGAATGGCGGTAGAAGAAGCAGGAAATGATCCTGGTCAATTAGGAGAGAGAACGTTAGTAACAGAAATTGTAGATGCAACAACAGTTCGTGTATCACCAGCTCCAATTACAACTGGTATCATCAGTATTAAATTTAACGGAACAGAATATACAACTGGTATTACAACAGTTGGTGGTGCTTCTCCGTATGTTGAAATACAAGTTACAGATACTACGCCATCCACTCTCTATTTTTATTGTACAAACCACCCTGATATGGCAGGGGAAGATGGTGACGAAGCAACCATCACGGTTGATCCAACTAACCCAAGAGTATTTGGTAGTGGATTTGCAGCTGAACTTACAGACGTTGATGTAACAGATGTAATTGAACTTGACGTTGAAACTGGATTAGTTAAATCTAATAGTATTCAGTCATCCTCAGCAACAATTACCAGTGCTAGTGTCACGAGCTCATTAAGTGCCTCTAATATTTCTGGTAATACAATTTCATTAGCTACTATAAATGCTGCAGCTGCATTGGATGTTGTGGCAGCATCAGGTATTAATTTAACTGCTGACGTAACACTTGGAGATTATGCTACTGTTGGCAAGACTACTGGTAATATTACAACCACTGGTGAAATTAAGTCAACAACTCTCTTTAATTCAAATGATGCGTTACAGATTGAAAATGCTACTCTTGAATCCATTAATAACTACGACTTAGAGTTTACACCTTTTGCAGGAAGAATTGCAAAGGTAAACACAAACACAGCGTTTGTACTTCCAGTTGGTACTTCTGGTGAAAGACCTACTGGTTTAGCAGTAGATGGATCTATTAGATTCAATAGTACCACGAATCAGTATGAAGGATATAGCACTAACTCTGCATCATGGTCATCTCTTGGTGGTGTTCGTGACCTAGATGGCAACACATACATTCTAGCTGAATTAACTGTAGGTGCTAACGATAACACACTACACTTTGTTAATGACAATACTGTTACTCAAAGATTTACTCCTTTCTGGCATGAGTATGTAAATGTTAAACAAGTTAGATCTGTAAATACAACCGCACCAACATACACAGAATTTATTGCTAACGCACCTGTTAGCGAAGGAGATTATGTAAAGTGGAGAAATAATATTTACGTTGTTCCTAATGGAGGAGCAGGAACTACTGCTACAAGTGGTGCTGAACCTACACACACAACAGGAACTCAATCAAATGGAACAGCACAACTAGAGTGGTTTGCATCTGCAGTTGCTCCACTTACATTTGAAGAAATTGAAGAGTTTAGAATCTCACCATTAGGATTTACACCTCTTGTTATCAATAATGATTTGAGATTATCTGGTAATACTATATCTACAGATATTAGTGATCTTGTTATACAACCTAACTCTGGTAAGAGAGTAGATGTTAGCTGTAATACTACTCTAACAGTTCCAGTTGGAGCTGATGCAGATAGAGGATCTGCGATCCAAGGTGGTATCAGATTTAGTACCACTGCTGGACAGTTTGAAGGTTATGATGGAACTAACTGGGGTTCTCTTGGTGGTGTTAAAGACGTTGATCAGAATACTTATATTATTCCTGAGACTTCACCTGGCGCAAATGAGAACATCTTGTATTTCTACAACGATGGTAACAACACAGCTCAATTAACTACCAGCGCACTAGATTTTTATTCTGTAGATACAATCAGATCAATGACATCTGATGAATTGGAAGTAACTGCAGAACTAATCACATTTGATGGTGCTAATACCACTTTAGATAATACTTCTACTACAACCACATTCTTACATTCTGCAAAACAATACTTTGATCTAGGTCTTTCTTCTGGTTTATATGTTGAACCAGTATTGAGACTTGACAATCAAGGTGACGTATACTTTAACACTACATTTGGAACAGGATCATTTACAGGAGTAAAAGTTTTTGATGGAGATCTTACAGAATTTGAACTTCAAGATACTACAACTAGAACAGTTGATTTAACTTTAACAAAAGGAACGACAAATACTGGAGGTGAGATAATTTACACACCAGCTGTTGAGATTGGATCAAAAACAGTAGTTACTGCACATAACCCAACAACAGGTGAAAAAGAATATATTGAGTTTGGTGTTATAGATAATGGAACAGATGTTTTCCATACAGAGTATGGTAATGTCAGAACTGGTCAACAACTCGTTATTCCAACATTTGAAGTGACTGGTGATAATAAAGTTAAAATTAATTTTGAACTTGGTGCTGGAATTGGAACCACACAATCTGTCAACATCACTCTAACATCTCAAATAACTAAGAAGTAACATGGCAACTCAATTAGAAAAATTTGATTCTACTGGTGGATTTTCCATTGATAAAACCACAGTAGTAGATGAACTTAGAAATGGTAAAGATTTTAATTCATTAGAAATTAAAAACTCTCAGTTTACAGACAGTAGTACAACAAATTATATTCTTAGAGGTCTTAACACTGCAGTGTTAGCATTAGATAATGTTGGAACACAAATTCCCATAGATTTTAATACTTTAAATTTTATTACTGGTAACATTATTGGTGTCAATCCAGCTGGAGTTGTTTATGGAGCTAAAATTGAATCTGTTGCTTTTTCAAATGCTGTAGGAGATGTTTCCATTCTCTCTAGTATGAACACTGTTATTAAAGATGATATTCCCGCAGGACAAACATGGAGTATTGAACCTCTAGGAGGAACTCTTCGTTTTAGTTACTCTACAACGAGAGCTGGTACGACAAATGTTATCAAATGGGTAGTATCTACACAAGTCATAAGTATTGAGTGGCAGTAACTGCAAACTTGATGCTAAATATAAAGAGGAATAACTAGGCATTAGAGCAGCAGCACCATGAGTTTTAATATTAATTCTGACAAGGAATTTGTAAGAGGTTCTAAACCACGCTTAATTGGCGATGATGAACTTACTATCAGAGCTGGTACGGGTTCTGCTGAGAAAGAAATTATAAGAGCACAGTTAGATACAAATACTGCTTTGCCTCGTGTTGGTATTAATAGAACGGGAGAAAGAGTAAACGAGATTACAATTGTCACAGGTGGTTCTGGATATACTACCGAACCCTCTGTAACAATTGATGCACCACCTACAGCGGGTGGTATTCAAGCTCTAGCGTCTGCATTTATTTTTAATGGTCAAGTTGTTAATATTGCAATCAATAATCCTGGTTCTGGTTACACAACTGCTCCTAATGTAACAATTACTGGTGGTAATGGTGGTGGTGCAACTGCTACATCTGTACTTGATACCGTTGATTTTGAACTTGATATTAATGGTGCTGTTAGAACTTCTACTTCTATCATTTCAGATACTGCTAGAATTCTAAACCTTGATATTGATAACTTCATTACTCCTGATACAAACTTCAGAGCTCCTAATCTGAAGACATTTATGAATAACACAGGCACAGAATGGGGTGCTAATGTTATTGTTCAGAAAGACGCATACAGATA